GCTAGGCACACTTTGGCGGTGTGGATACCCGTTTATCAAGGTCTTTCTTCGAGTCTTCGTAGGAAATAGTGTGTCGCCAAAGCACGATCTACGATTAACCCTGTCATTGCAGGACTGACTGGATGCTGACCGTCCACAACGGTGTTCAGCGGACTATTCCGTCAAACTAACAGTACGGAATAATGCTAAAGTACCTCAGTATTTTGGGCAATGAGTGAGGCGTGTAGAGCCGCCAAGTACCTCAGCCCCATTTTCAATGAGTGATGGCATGTAGTGGTTGTACCCTACACTGCGTGATCATACCGCAGCCCTCTTGATTGAGGTGTTGGGCACCGCGAGGTGCTCCTTTTACGGCCTACCGTGTTCTTGGAGATGTTGATCTCAACCACGGAAACAAGGCCAGGGCTCACTCCCCATTTCGGGTGTCTATGACAAACGATAAAGAACTGTTTTCTGGTAGCAGACCCGGTGAAACCCCGAGTTCAAAAACCTTGAGTGAGCGTGGAGGAAAGTCTTCCGGTGGTATTCCTACTTACTATGGTACAACGTTGCCAGTGTTTCATCGAAACATATCCGTTGAACCTGAGGAGAAAAAGTATGAGAATCCACTACGATCCGGTCGTGATGAGGTGTCACAAACCCACCAACCATTGAGCGCGAGCGCCATGGTGGGAATTCCCTCAATAACCGATTTGCCCCATTCAAGAATTGTGGATAACTTGAGTGCGCGGGCTACTCTGCCATACCTGGGGATGTCCCCAGCTGTTATTAACAGGGTCTCAGCTGAGACTGCTATGGCATTGAGTGCAAATGTGGGCAATACTCGCCATGTGAGGCGTGAGCTCATTGGGAGACAGGTGGAGTGCCAGAATAAATTTCAGGCACTTAGCAATGCACCTGGTTCGGAGGAGGTTCGACCACCGCTTGTCAAATTCAAGCATGGTCGCCCGGTGGGGCGCAAGGAACAGCGTCGTGAGCACGATCATTTCGAGAAGAAGCGTGCTAAACACCAGGGACAGCGTATGCAACGCGCTGTTAACAATGTCACTGACGGCAGTGGCGCCCTCTTATCCCAGCATCGAGCTCAACGCAAGGAACCTGAAGCCAAAGTTTGCGTTGTGAGTGCTCCTGTGCCAACTACAGTGAAGGTTGATACTGACACCATCCCAATGTTTGCCGATGTTGCGGGTGGTGAAGTGAAGGAGGAGGCTGAGATGCTATCAATTGGTGATGAAGATTGGTCACAACCTATTGACAAGCACCGTGTCCCTGTGCATGGAATGGAAGGTTCCAGGATCCCACCTAAGTTGGTTGAGCCTGTAGAGCCTGAAGCCTTGGACAATTTGGAGGTCAATATGATTGAAAATCGTGATTTGCGCTGTGTGAATGTGCGCATGACAAAATATCAATTTGACTATCTCAGCTTCTTGGGGATGTGGAATGACTCGCCTTTGAGTTCCGCCGGGCATATTTATGCTGAGCAGTATGGTTTGAATTTGTGTCAGTCACAGATAACCATCGAGTTGCCGTCGACCCTTGTCAATGAGCTGAAAGCTTTTTGGGTTAATAGACGTCGAGATGCGGATCTAAAGGAGTTTAACTTGTCTGTTGTTCGCTGCCGGAAATTGTGCAGCGAGTTGATTTTGACCTCTGAGCAGTATGTTCAGGCTGTTTATTATGCCCCAGTGATTGCTTATAAAGAGTCCTGGGAGGTACAACAACAAGTTGGGCGAGTTGTTGCTGATGACTACTGGCAGGTGATTCGTGAACCGAAGTGGACAACCAAACTTCGTGAGTTCTACACCCTAGCCAAGGCCGGTGTCGTTGGTACATTCTCAAAAACACTTCTCATAACGATACTAGCACTTGTTCTATCAACATGTGCTTTAGTCTCGTTCCTGTTGTATGCTGCTGTTAATAGTAACACAAATCCTCACCTAGCCCAGTTCCCCATGTTTATGCTTTTTCAAGCGGGAATTTGTGCGCCATTATGGGAGGAAGCTTTTAAGCGCATACACCCTTGGGCCAAGCATGCTCTCATTTGGAGTGAAGCATGCCTCTACGTGGCTACAGGAGCGAGCATCCACACACGTATACTTTGCGCACTTTTACACTATTGGTGGGCTAGTATGGAGTATCGTCGGGGTGTGTTTTTCCATGGGGCTTGGAATATCTACTGGATCAGTATGTATATTGATTTTGGTAGCCAACCCCTCACAATCTGTGACAGGCCAGATTGTGTTGCTGCAGTTTTATCAGGAACTGCTCCAGTTGTGTTTGCTTTGGTTAATTCGTTTTGTAAGGCTCCTAAAGAGTTGAAGCCTACAGCCAAAGTCCGCTTTGTTGAGAGTGAAGACAAGAGATTGCGGAAAAAGGAAGCTGAACAGTGCAACGGACATGTTGCGCAGCTAGCCTTTGACACGGGGAGTTATAAGCCCATTGTTTTTGCGTCCAATGCTCACAATGAGAAACAAGCGCTTGACGCGCGCGTGTTGGCTGAGACTCCTGTTCCTGAAGGTTTCTACTGTGGTTGTAATAAGCGGAGGAAACACGCTGATTACAAAGAGTGCAAGAATGCACGCTTCAAGAGATTAGATGATTACACTACATTTGTGAAGACAAACTTGAAGCAGTTGATAGACATTCATGGAGTCCAGCCTCTCGACTTTGAAGAGTACTTGGCTGGCTCCAATGCCTCACCCAGTGTGAAAAAACAGTTGCGAGAAGCAAAAAATCGTTTAGATGCAGAAGGCATCGATTGCTACTCAAAACTAACCCGTACCCAATTGCATCAGTTCACGATGCGAAAGTCCTTTGTAAAGGTAGAGAACAATTTATACCAAACGGAGGCCGGTGAAAAAGAGAAAGCACCCAGGTTAATTCAGGGTGCCACCGCGGAATTTATAGTTCTTGTGGGGCCATGGATCGCTGCCCTACAAAAGCGCCTTAAGAGAAAGTGGCATAAAAAGAATTTTTTGTGTTTCACGAGTGGCGTCAGTGCAAAGAACTTGGGTACATATTCCGATCGACCGGGCTGGAACATCTTGGAGGATGATGTTAGTGCCTGGGACACCTCCATTCGAAAGCAGCTATGTGAATTGGAGGTGTGGTTGTGTGAACAGTTTGGCGCACCCAGGGCAGTGGTTGACCTGATGACTGCCAATATCATGACGCATGGTGTAACTATGCACGGTTGGAAATACAAAGTTGAAGGAACGCGCAAGAGTGGTGATCCATTCACTTCCTTGTTCAACTCCGTGCACAATGCGCTGCTCCACTTGTTTATCTATTGTGATAGTGGGGTATCCCTCAATAAGGCCAAGAAAGTTTTGGCTATGCTGATACAGGGGGATGATAATTTGTTGTTGCACAAGCTCAAATGTGCAATCAACTGGGTGCGTGAGATGCGCAGACTGGGATTCAAGAGTCAAGGCATTCCAAGGAAGTCATTGGATGAAGCTGAATTTTGTTCTGGGCGCTTTTATTGTACAAAGGAGGGCTACAGTTATGGGCCTAAGCCAGGCAAATTGCTGGCTAAATTTGGATATGTAGTTAATCCTCCGCCGAAAACCTCTCGGTTGGGTCTCATGCGTGGTATAGCATTGGGGCTAAAGAGGCAGGTGAGTTTTATACCACCTTTGAAGAGTGTCGTTGATCGCGTGTTGAGATTGACAACAGGGGTGCAAGCTGAGTACTTGGCTGAGTGGCAAAAGAGAGAAGCCCACAAATGTTGGTGGTCCCATGAATTAGAAACCACCGATGAAGTAATGCACCAACTCTATGTACAATACCAATGGGGACCAACTATTCAGAAAAGTTGGGATGCGACGTTGAGCAAGATTCAATTTGATGACAAACTGGACACGCCGGAGGCCAGGATCTTGTTTGATCGCGACACCTCAGGACCGCAAGTGATATTTGGAGGCTTCACAACCTCCATTGCGGCCTGATCCTCACACTGTGTGGGGCTGTGTTTTGCATAACCGTATTGTTATTGGCACTTATTTTTGTGCCACGGTTTGCTCACAGCTTCTTTTAGAACCAGCTCATGTTTTAAAACCGAGCTAACAGGAGGTTATTTTCCCTGTAGGACGTCAGCCGTGAATCGCCACATGATGTGGTGCTGGCGCCCTGGTGCGGTCCAACTCATGACCCAAAACCGAGTCAAGCCCGGCCTTTAGTTGTCATTAACGAGGTTGGGAGTCCCAAACATTGACCAGACGTCAATTCCGTTGTTTGGGTAGTCCTTCCAGTAAGAAGTTAAACTATTTAGTATTTTTTCGGGGCTAAAGCTCTGTCCCTATGCTCCTGCCGATTATTAAAAGTAAGCAGTTGTTCCAGGCAAGTTTGTTCGTGACTATAGAAGTGGCGCCATCGTAGGTAATCCCTCTTGAGCGCCCTCTGTGGAGTAATCGACCACTCGTGTGGCTGCCTATGAGCATGTTGGGTTGAAGTGATTAAACCCGTTGGTGATACAATGTCTGCAATTTCAAAACATAAGAGTTCGGCCCCTCGCAAAGGCCAAAGAAACATGCAGCGTGCAACTGCTCGAGCAAAGACCGTGAGGCTGCTCGAAAGTGCACTTGGAGTTCCTTCCCACAGCCGCCGGTCAGGGCGTGCACGGAGCTCACCCCAAGGCCCAAACTCCATGCGTAGGCCACAGGGGATGCCGGGCCAACAAGTTGGTGCTGGTCGGAGTGGGGTGGCCACGACGAAGTCTACTTCCCGTCGTGGGCAGGTGCTTGAGGAGGATGAGTACATTGGTGAAGTCAATGGCTCAGTGGGTTTTGCAACAACCCAGTTTTCGATCAATCC